GGAAGTTTCCTGGTTTCGGCGGGAGAAGCCTGCGTGGCCCGGCAGGCACTCCGACACCAAACCAGGGAGTCGATGGTCGTAGCCGAAGGCACCCATTATGCGTCGTACCTATGGACGTAGCCGTGAATGATGATGACGTTAGCCTCTGCGGCGAAAGCTTTAACGACCAAGCTGTTCTGAAGTGGGATGCCTGGGGCGATGAGCTTTAGCCCGCTTTCTGCTTCAATCGTGACTTCAATCAGGTCGTCAGGTGCGCTTGTTCCGCCCCACTCCAAAGTCAGCTTTCTATCTGTACTATCTGTATTTACAGCATACAAGTAGATGATGTCAATATCGGTTGTGCCCGATACGGCTGTATGGATCGTTGTCCCGGCGCTGGAAGTTGCGGCGACTTTAATTCCCCGACCATTCGCAGGAGATCCGCTAAGCAGATTGTAAGTCATTGTGGCCATGGTAAAACCCTACGCGAAAGTGCTCATGTGGAGAATAAGGTTTGCGTCGTCAGCAGCGGTACCGCCGCCTGCAATCGCAGTGCCGGATGTGATCTGAATGTCATTCCCAGCGTCGGTCGTAAAGTAAAGCTCATTCGGCGTTGCAGTTTTCACCCAGAGTTGCCCGTAGGCTGCTGTGTCTGCGTCTGCACCGGCTTGCTCTTTCAGGGTCACAGCGCCCTCAACTGTGAGCCGAGTCTTGGGCGCAGAAAGACCCATCCCAACACGGTTGTTGGCGGCGTCGATACTTAACGTACCGCTGTCGATTTCAAGGTCGTCGGCGGTAAGCGTGCCTACAAAGGTGTTGTCGTCAAAGACGTTGCCCATAGCGGTACCCGATTAAGTGATAATTTTGTCGCCAAACATCTGTTGAACCATCTGGTCCTTGATCTGTTTGTAGCTAGCAGCACCCGCACCGTTGTCAGGCGTGAAGGACACGCTGGAGTCCGCACTCATCAGGTCGATAGCGGCTGGAACAGGCTCCGGCGCTACTTCTGGTTTAGGCGCGAACTCAGGGAACTGGACGCCAAGCATCTTGTAGGCGATCTCGGGGTCAACTTCATTCGGGTTGCTATTAATCAACCCCATGAACCTGTTGAGCGCCACTTCGTTGTCCCAAAGTCCCGCAGCGTTCTTGTCGACCCACTCAACAAGACCATCCATGACCTTGTTGAAGGCCGCCTCCCGTTCGGACAACTGGGCCTGCTGAAGCGCTTCGAAGTCCTTCTTGTAGCGGTCCCGCTCCTCTCGGATGGGATTGAACTCCTGATCATACTGTTGCTTTAGCTCAGTGGTCAGGCGCTCGCGGAGTTCTTTGTCGGTACCCTCTTTCGCAGACTGAAGCGCCTCAAGCTGAGTCCGCATTTGGGCGACCTCTGCTTTCGCTTGCGCGGTAAGGTCATCCCCTGTCCCAAGCCATCTCCGATAGCGGTCAAGCTCTGCTTTGATCGTGTGCTCTTGGGCCGTGATCCGTTTCCGCTCCTCTGCGAGTTCTTGGGTCTTCTTAGTAAACCCTGATTCGAGATTCCGGTATTTGGATCGCATGCCCTCAAGCAGCGCGTTTCGGGAGCGCTCCTCGATAGCAGAGAACCACTCAGCTTTCTCAAGCGAGTCTATTTCACCATTCCATTGGATTGGTTCTGAGGACTCGTCTGTGACCCCAGCCGTCGCTGTGGTTGCGTCGTCGCTGGCAACAGGTGCTCCTGATGTCGAGGCGGTTGAGGTCGACTCAGGCGCTGGTGGCGGCGATGACTCCGCAGGTGCGGGCTCAGCGGGGGTTTCAACTACAGGCGCAGACGTAGCAACAGGTGCCGACGCTTCGCTGGTAGTAGCTTCTTGTGGTTCTTGGGACATGTGCGCTCTCTCGCTACATGGTTGGAAGGTTGCCCGAGGGCTACATCATTGGAGGCTGAGCACCCATGTCAGGGCCAGCAGGGGCGCCCATATCACCACCCATATCAGGGGCAGCCATTGGCGCTTCCAGAGCCTCTTGCATGGCCATTTCGGCACGCTCACCGAGACCCTGGAGCAGCTTCTTGAGCAGCTCATAGTTGCCGTCAATCTTTTCGACCATCTGCTCGGGCGACATGTTGGCAAGCTCGGGCATGTCCATGGCTTCCTCGTAAATGGAGGCCGCCATTTCTGGATTCATACCGAGTGCGTCAGCAAAGACCTGGGCAGGGTCACCGCCCTCGGCGGGCTTGGCGTCTCCACCCTCTTCGGGCTTAGCGGGCTCTTCGTCGTCTGGCGTAGTCTTGTTGTCCCCAAGCAACTCGTCGACTTCTTCAGTGACTTTCTTGAGTTCAGCTTCGACAGATTCAGGCGTATCCTCTGCGTCGGGTTTGTCTTCGGCATCAGGTTTAGCGCCTTTACCCTTGCGTTTCCGCAGGTCATCAGCGAGGTTTTTACCAGGGTTGTCGTACATAGCCATGAGGGGCCCCTATTTATTACGTTCGACAGATTTTTTGAACCGGTCAATTTGCCGGTCCATAGAAGCGACAGTTTGAGAAGGATTCTTGGGTGCTACAGTACCACGGTCAAGAGCTTCGCGTTGCTTACTCATTGCAGACAGATGGCGGTCAAATTGCCCTTGGGCGTCTATGCCGCGTTTTTGTCTGTGGCGATGTAGCCTTTGGAGGCGTTGCTCGGCTCTTGCTCTACGTTTCGAGTCTGAGTCGGAAACGACGCGGACTTCTTTGCCAGGGTTAGATTTACGAAGCTGCTGTACTTTACCTTCGAAATCGTTAGTACTCATCGCTTGGTTGTTGTAAACCATTTGCCCGAAACCGACTAAACCGGGTGCTCGGCCACTGTGCCAGCTGATAACAGTAGCCGCTCCGCAGTAGTCGCATACGGGTAGTTCACCCCTGCGGTGGAATACGTCGACAAACAGATGGCTGTCATCTGCTGTGCATTTCAAGTCGTGTACAACGAGTGCCATGGTTCTCCGTTACCCCTGCGGCGGTGATTGGCCTTGCTGCATCGCGAGGCCCTGGATCTGCTGAAGGAGTTCTGGCGGGAGGTCAGCACTGTCACCGGCGGCCTGTGCCTGAGCTACAGACCGGTTCTGGGGTGTCTGCCCCTCTTGCGTTGGGGGCTGCTTCTTAGCTGCAGCACCGCCTTGTGAGCGCTGTAGCTCAACCTGTTGCTGCTGCGCCTGGGCAGCTGCCATCCCCTGTCTGGCGACGTTCTCGGGGACGATGAGGTTTTGCGGTAACCCAAGACCTGACACCAACTCTTCGAACAGCGTGAACATATTGATGTTCGGCGCCTGCGCGAGGATGGGCAGCAGCCGCTGTAGAGTTTCGATCATGACGCCAGGGTTTTGGCGCATGGGGTTGTAGCTGACCATCTCGAAATCAATTTGAAGATCGTGTAGTTCTTGGATGCCGATCTTCTGAAAGTCGACACCACCGGAGATGCGAATCATCTTGGGCGTCTTCATGAACCTTTGGTTCAGGTAGAACATCTTAGCCGCAACCTCTTCGATGGCTCGGTTGAGATGACTCTTACGGGTACCCAACCGGGTCTGCATCTGGGCGTCGATGATGGCCATCTCTGTCGCCGTCTTCGCTCCCGTCACCTGCCCACGAGCAGCATCTGCGAGGGCAGACTGGAACGCTGCGTCGGCTTCGAGACGTTGAATAAACTCGATGACACTACGTGGGACCTCTGGTCGAGGCATCTCGTAGAACAGCGCACCAAAGTTTCGAAGCTCATCAACACCCTCAGCTTCAACAGGAACGAAGGAGCCGAGAACGGCATCCATTGCCTTGTCCAAGTCGTCACTACTGATCTTACCCGCATCGTAAAGGATCTTCGGGACCTGGAGGTAAACGACTCGCTTCCACAAGGTCAGCAACTGATTGATGTTGGCCTGCTGGTCGAGGACGAGTTGGACCTCGCTCAAACCACGGCAGTCTACGCCGCTGTGGTTGAGGCTATACATACAGTAGGGGATGTAGTCGATCTTCCCCTTAAACAAAGTATGCCCAGTCTCCTTGTGGTAGTGGATGACCGTGTTGCTTTCCAGGTCGTAAAACTCCCAAACAGTGATGCGCTTGTCGTGAATACCGAACTGACCGACGGTGGCCTTCTGTCCGTCATCCAACATCCAGTCAGGGAATTGCGTGGGCTTGATGTCTTCGTGATGTTTGTAGCGACCGGACTTTACACGACCTGCGTACTGAGCAGCAGTTAGCGGAGTTGCTTCGAGCCAGTAGCGAATGTCGTCAGGGTCCCTCGCACTTAGGTCGAAAAAGACACTGGCTGGGTTAGGATTACCGACGACAGGCCGGTCGTTCTTTGCATCCCAGACTACTTTGAAGATCCCGCGCTTACAGAGCACGGCATCCATTAAAGACAACGCGGCTCGGCGCCGCATGTTCGTCGCCTTGAACGACCACTTCATCAGGCCGTTGACCGCCCCCACAAATTGCTGGCTCTCGGGCGTCTCCGCGTTTGCCGCTACCTGTGGATTAGGTCCGAGTAGACTGCTGATCGCGCTGTCGGTGATTGCATAGATGAGATTCTTCTGGGCGAACATCCAACTTTCGAGACCGCCGATACCGGTGGACTCTGCGACGGACCAGAAGTCGCCGCGGTAATAGCGCCGCGCCCGGTCAAAATCTTCTTTCTCTTGCTCTTTGTAAAGCTTGAGATGTTGGTCTATGAGTGCGCTAAGGGACGCCATACGGACCACCTGTGTGGGTGTGAACTAAACAGTTTCGACGACGATACGTTTCTGGGGTTGGTTGCGTTTAGACTCGACCTGTCGCTTAACCGACAGCGCCTGCATCGCTCCCGGGCCTTCGGTGGACTCAGCAGTAGCGTCTTCGCAGACGTTGCATCCGCAACCCATGTGACCCATCCCGGCATGACCAGGATGGGCTTCTGTGGACATCTCCACCACTACGACACCATCAGAATGACGAAGCGCTTGGGTAAGCAGATGCTTTAGAGCGTCGTAGTGATGGCCGCGTTTCATACTGGAGATGCTCCGAGGGGGCCGGTGCTCCCTCTGGTTAGAGCGGTGTCCAACGCCTCTGCTTCGTCCACCATGCGCTGCTTTGTTGCGTCGTAGCCGAGGATCTGGCTTGCCTCTGCTTCCGTGGCACGACCTTCGTCTACCAGTTTCTGAACGAAGTCAGGGTTTCTTCGCATCATCCCAACATAGGAGAACGCGGAGTTAGGGTCGCCCTTGAGCAGTGTGGAGATACTTATTTTGCCGCGTACTATCCCAGCGTAGACGTCACGGAGGTCGCTAGGTACACCCTCCATGACGCTTTCTTTCGACGCTTCCCGTGCTTGCTCTGTCCGATAAATTTTCGCACGAGCCGCAGCGGCTTCGGGGCTACGGGCACCGCCGGCTCGCTCAATGTCTGCAAGTTCTTGCTTGGCTTGTTGGAGATCTTTATAAGTAGAGAATGCGGGCGCAGCGGGCGCAGCGGGTGCCACATCCGGGGCCCTTTCGGCGGGGGCCTCTGCGGCGGGCGCGGCGGGCGCGGCGGGCGGTGTAGTAGGACTCACGGGGCTTTCCCTGAGATCGGGAGGTGCCGGCGCAGGATCCGAGGCAGCGGGCCCAGTTGCATCAACCATGTCGGGGCCAGCAGGGGGTGGCGGTGTGCCGCCACCAGAAGGTCGATAAGACCAGTCTGCGCCGAACTTCATCTTATCGTCTTCGAGGTTCGCAGCGTCGAACAGCGCTTTTTTCGTTTGCTTCCCGACTACGCCGTCAACCTTTACCCTTCTTTGTTTCTGAAAGTCTTCTACGGCTTGCTTCGTTTGAGGACCAAAGATGCTGTCGGTCTTGATGTCATAGCCGTGCTCACCCAGAAATTCTTGGAGCTGTTTGACGTCCTCACCCTTCGACCCAACACGAAGAGTACCTACCTTGTCGGAGCCCGCGAAGGTCATACGTTCTTCAACAGCTGTCGGTGCTTTGCCGGTACGGGCAATGCTATCGATTCGCTCGGCCGTTTTTCGCGGCGCGGCATCGGCCGCACGGGCGTCTTTCTCAACGGCAGCTTTCTCTTTTGCGAGTTCACTTTTGGGGTCTTTGTCTTTTTTGATCGTGGCAGCAGCCATTTTGGTCATCTCCGAGAGAGTAAGAAGCGTTTATTTTTTGCCGCTGGTTCCGGCGGCCAGACCGTGTCGAGAGTATTGCTTGCCCGCCCGAGTAGCTGCGCGCTTCTTGCGGCCGGCAGTTGCGAGTTTACTACGACCTTCCTTGGTCGACTTCAATGCGGCCGTTTTCTTTTTTGGTAAGTAGACGCCTTTACCCTTCTTACCACCAGACCACTCCCACTCTTGCTTAGTCCACTTCTTCATAGAAGCGCCTTTCTTCTTGCCTTTGTACTTACCACCCATGCCTTTGTAGTACTTGGTGGCAAGCTGCATAGCGCGGGCAGAATGCTTGCCGCCCATCTTTGCTTTGGCCTTCTTCTTTGCTTTCTCCCACAATGCGGGGTTCGCCTTCTCGGCGATACCTTTCTTCTGCTTATTGTAGGATTTTACTGGGTGTTCTTTCTTAGCCATTACTCGCCCCACCAAGTGGTCTCACCGCGTTTATATCCCTTCGCCTGCTCAAAAAACTTCGGGTCAATGAAGTGATCGTCGCGGAAGCGGCAGTAGTTGTTGGGCATCAGGGCGAACTGCCCGTCATATAGCGCGATAAGGTTGAGGGGCTTGTGCTCTTGCGGGTATCTGTCGAAACCTTCAGACCAGTCGATCACAATTCCCGTATGCCTACCTTTCCACTCTTGTCGGAAGCAGTCAACCTCGATGCCGTCAAGGTAGTGCGCGCCCCACGTTTCAATGTACGGACCCATCGCTGACCAGGGGCATAGCTTCGTATAATCTTTCTCCACCCACTGATTAGGTCCGGGGTAGCTGGATAGCGCGTGTAGCGGGATCCCTGACCAATGTGCTCCGGTTTCTAACAGTACATGGCACATCGGGATCTGCGCTTCCCGGGAGTGGACGCCGTGCCACAACCCAAACGTACTCCCTTCAGGCATCTCGGGACCGAGGTACTTGTTGTTCACCCAGACGTAGAGGTGCCACGGCATGTTGGCGTGTTTCGAGGGGTTCTCTTTTCCCATCGAAGTTCACCTCAGTTTGGGCGGGCGGTCTGTGGCCGCGAGGTCTCTCCGGCGCATTTTATCGCGATCTCGGTTCAGAAGGTTGAACGGAATCATGCCCGGCTGAACTTCTTGCGGCCCCTCGACTGTGGTGTCGGTCTTCTTGTTGCGATCAACACGGGCGCGAAAGCCCTTATGCTTGGCCAGCATCTCCGCTGCCATAATGTAGGTCCTCGCACGGTCGAAGTGATGGCCGATACCATCTTCGCCGACTGCCCGCTTCGAGAAGTTGCCGTCGTAGCGGAGCAGTTGTTGTAATCCTGGTCGAGACTTAATCGTGATTTCATGCTCGCGCAGGAGCTTCACCAACATGAACTCAGCCTTGGCGATGCGGATTGCGGTGGCGTACCAACCCGGTTGCCGTTTGCTGTAGCAGATCTTCGTTCTCAACTCTTTGAGAGCAGTGATGCAACCTGCATGGTTGGACTCAACCACTGCGCGAGCTTTGTTGTAATAGCTGCATACAGTGTCGATTCTTACCGCGAAGCGATCAGGGTCTTCCCGACCAGACCACACGGCAACTTCTTCTCGACTGTCCTTATCGAAGACGGTCAGCGCACACGGGTCGCCTGTCGCACCGAAACCCGCAGGGTCGGCGTATAGCTCATAGGTGCGCCCCTCTATGGGCTTGGAGAAGACCCCGCAGCCGTGCATACCCTCTTCTGGGTCGATCTGGGAAGACGACAGCTGCTCTCGGACGATGTCTTCAGGCATGCGCGGGCGGTCAGCACCCAGCCAACCATCATGGGCGTCGGAGGGGTATTTGCTGCTAAACAACCGGTTGTCACCGACAAACTCTGAACTGAGTCGAGTACGACGAAAGTAGAGGGCCGCATGGTTCATCCCCGGGTGTCGGCCCATGTACTCTAGCTCTTCCTCGCTGGGGTCAAAGTCGTCAGGCGGGTCAATCTGGCAGGTTTTATCCAGCCACCACTTCAAAAACAGCGGGTGGAATTGCCCCTCACCTCGGAGGGCTTCGTGCCACATCCGTTCATGGTAACTACCGGCTTTGCCCGGCGTAGACTCAATGACGAGCTTAGCATTGGGTCGTTTATTGATACCGGGGAAGAGGTTGATGATAGCTTTCTGCTGGTGGATAGCTTCGCCCAACTCAGTGATGTGCAGTCGGTCGATAGAGTGACCGACAGCGGGGGCCCTGCCCTCAAGAGACTTGATGGTGATGCGCCCGCCGTGGACGAACTCGATCTCGCGTTTGCTGCCCTTGCTGCCCTTGGCAAGCGGCATCTTTACCGCGGAGGGAAGATTCTGGTACGCGAAGCGAATACGACGAAAAGCCATCTCAGCAGTGGCATTGGTGTCGGCGATCAAGACACCCTCAACGCCACGCAAGTACATGCAATCGCGGAGAAGAAGGTGCATTAGTACGACGGTAGTGGCCTTCGCTTGACGGTATTTATTAACGAAGGTCCAACGATTCGCCTCGACTGCTCGAATAACTTCAACCTGTGTGGGCGTCGGGTCGAGGTACCCAGTGGTCTCGTTCTCTCGAACGATTTGGCACATGCTGACAAAGGCTTCTGGAACAGAAAACAGCTTTTGAATCATAGCTGCGTCCATGCCTTCTGCGATAACTACCTGGGCCCCTGCTCTTGCCATGTGTTCACCTTGTCCTACAGATGTCAAAACTATGTGGCGTTGTTCTCGTGCTCCCACGCAGCCTGGCGTCGTTCAAACACCTCTAAGGCAAACTCTATCAGCATCCGGACGACGAACGCACGCTGGACGTTTCTTACCGGAATAGGCCGGTTTTTATACGTCGCAGCGATATACGGCCGAAGGTCATCGATCCGCTTGAGCGTCCCGCCGAGTAGGCGACAAGACAGTTTGTCTTCGTAGAATGTGGGCATAGTCACTCCGTTCCGCTGTATGACAGCTGTAATCACTTAACCAGAACACGCTTGCGCGCCATGGTGACGGTGACGTAGAACAACAGAGCACAAACACCTTTGGAGGTCCCCGTGCCCCTGATTCGTCAAGAAGAAGTCTACCCCTCGATTACTGTCCCATACGCGCAAGCGATTGAGATGATCGCAACCTCAGCGGTCACGCTGAACGACATCGTTGTCGTTGACGGCGCTAACGGTCTTATCCCGAAGGCGAGCCCAGCCACTGCTGCGACAGCTGCCGGTAGCGATGGTCAGTTGTTTGTCGCTCTGGGCGGTGTCGCTACGGGCGAGAAGTTCCTGGCTGTGCCCTGGCGTGTCATTGACGAGGTGAACACTGCCACCAGCACAATCGGAAACCCTGTGTACCTGTCGACCGGCGGTGACTGGTCGCTGTCTGCTGGTACGGAGCCGCGCATCGTCGGTGCCGTCCTCGCCGTGGACGCCTCTGTCGGCAAGGTTCTCTTGAATCCCGGTCAGTATGTCTCTCGTGTTGTGAATCGGACCATAAGCGCGGCTACGTCTGCCACCACTACACTGGCCGCGACGGACAGCGGTAAGACTGTACTCATGGCTCCGAACGCGGCTATCGTTAAACTACCGGTACCAGAAGTTGGGTTGACCTTTAAGATCGTTCAAACTGGCGCGTATGCCACAGCGATCAGTAAGGTCAGGACCTTTACCGACGACTCGTCTGTCTTCTTTGTTGGTGGTATCGCCTCTGCCGATTCTGGTCATGGGAACGCCTCTGACAACAACAGCAACGAGGAAGTTAGGTTCGGGTCGGCCACGTTGGCGGGGGACTTCGTAGAGGTGACTTGTATAAGCTCCACGCAGTGGGCAGTGACCGGTGGGTTCACGAAGGTGACAACGAATGGTGTCTCGTTCTCTGATTCTTGATCCCGTAGACGGCTGACGTTATCCTCAACATCGACCGTGCCTCTCTGGTGGTGCGGTTGGTTGTTGTCAGTTGTTAGTCACTGTTGCCCTCGCTGCCGGCGTACACCTCTTGTTTGGCAGTGGGGGCAACTTTGTTTAGCCCTTGTAGAGTCAACACCGATATGGTAGTCATGGAATACGCACCCATCGCGTAAACGGGCAGCCCTTTACGGGTCCGATGTTGCGAACTCTGGGCAGGCGCGCACGACAAGTAGTTTCCTTTTCCCCAGATCCATAGGATTCCCAAAATGGCTATCTCTACCGAGGTCCTAAATACGACCTACCGGCGCCTCAAGGGTCCCCTCGTCCAGACTTTCCTTCGTCGGACCCCTTTCCTCGATACACTTGCTACGAACTCTCGTATCCGTAAGAGCATCGACGGTGGTACGACCATCGAGCGCGCCATCATGACTGGCTCGCCCGCTACTGGCCGAGGCATCTTTAACGGCACCGAACTTCTCAACCTCACCCGCACGAAGCGGACTTCCCAGGTCAAGGTCGAGCCTCATCGTCTTGCCGCTGCCATCGCCATCCCCAACCGGGAGCTGGTGCAGAACAGTGGTCAGATGGCGGTTATGCGCCTGATCGAGAAGTACCCCGAAGCCTTCATGAAGAGCACCGACCTCTGCCTTGAGTCGTTCTTCCTGACCGGTCGCGCCCCCTCTGGGAACCATGCCTTCACCGCTTCCGCGATGTCTGGCTTTGTGACCCTCAACGGGGACTACAGCTCCGGTACCTTGACCGGGACCACTCATGGCCTCTTGGACTTCGCCGCTCCGGCAAGTCAGGTGCAGGAAGTCGAAAGCGTGGAGAAGTCGGAAGCTAATGTCTGGTACAACCAGTACGAAGCTATCAGCTCTTGGAACGCTGAGGGTATCCTCAAACTGGGTCAGCTCATTCGTCGCTGTGGGCACTACAGCCTCGAAGGCAAGCCCTCCATCGGCTTCATGGACCCCGAGTCCATGGCTAACCTTGAGCAGTCCAAGCGTGGGCACGTTCGGGTTGAAGTCGTCGACCAAGCTCAGGAGAAGGGTGACCTTCACACCATCGAGCACAACGGCGTCATCTTCCACGAGTCCCTCGATATGGACCGCTCGTTGTTCGGCGCCCCGATGTCCAACGGATTCGGCTATGTCCTCAACCCGGCTTACTTTGAGATGCCGGTCCTCGAAGAGCCTGAGCTTACCGAGTTTGAAGACATGATCGCTTCGCAGGACGTGGTGGTTTCCAAGTTCAAGTTCCACGCACAGCTCCTTTGCACCCACCTGGCTGCTCAAGGCGCTTTCACCGGCTCTGCGCTGTAGGAGTTCATCATGGCCAACATTCGTGCATTTCCTGATGCCGTCACCACTGTCGACACCGCAGCCCAGTATGAGCTTGGTACCGAATGGTACATGAGCGCTGCTGAAGCTGAAGCCCTCGACAGCACCGTCGCTGGTCCCCAGCTGTGGGTTTACGTCAAAGCAACTGGCGGAGCCTTCGCCGAAGGCAATGTCATCGCGTTCAAAGCTTCTACGGTTGACTTTGAGGGTCGATTGGCGCTCACCACTGCTTCTTCTAAGTCGCTGATTGGTGTTGCCCAGCACGCGATTGCTGAGAACTCCTTTGGTTGGATTCTCCGTCGCGGCTTCGGTGAGGTCAAGGGTGATAGCGGCGGTTATTCTGCTAACACTGCCCTTATCGTCGGTGACGCTCTTGGTACTGCCGCCGATCTGGCTGCTGCTATCGATGGCGCTGCTTTCGCCTACGCGACAGAGGCTGCTGCAGCCGCTGCTCTGGGTACCTGCTACATCAACATCTAAGCACTTTGGCATCGGTGTCTGACCACCGCCTACCGGCTGGGCATCGATGTCACTCATAGCGCCCCCATCAGCTTCGTGTTGGTGGGGGCGTGCTACATTAGACAGCGACCAATCAGCCTTGCATCCCGAGTAAGCTTCTATGGACACACATCTGGGCGCCATCCGAGAGTACATCTACGCAGATCGTTCCTGGGCCAGTACTGGTTCGACACTGGATGCCCGTGTCAATGGTGCGATCAACCGCGCCTTGCGCGAGATTTCTGGCGAAGTACCTGAAGCTTTGATGCCCCAGGGCGTCCATGTGCGGGTGTTTGCGCCAGTCGATAGCGCAGATACAGCAGTCAACGCCACAATTGGTGTGGACTCCGCCCAAGACCCGAAGGTGATGCAGTTTTCAATCGATGCCAGTAGCTCATGGACACCGACGGTGACCGGTGAGTGGGATGGCATCATGCACATTGAGATTACAGACACGAACGGTCGGAAGCGCCGCCGCCAATCTCGTGAGTGGTGGGTTGCCGATGACGTTTACTATGTAAGTTTGGACCGGCCCTGGCGGAAGGCATCCGAGTCGGGCATGAGCTTTGAGATCTATCAGCCCGAGTTCTTTTTGCCGGGCAACACGATTGACGTGCTCTCTCCCATTCAGCTGTATGACGAGAGCGAGCAGCTCATTGGTCAGATCAGCCCAGGCACTGCACGTCGTGAGCATCTCCCCGACTTCTCCCAAAGGGTCCAGGGTCGCCCATCGGACTTCTGGCGGGGCCGGTTCTTCCAAATGCCGACACCAATGACAGCGCCTCGGGTTGCTGTCGTTCCGACAGGCGATCCGATGACGCCCGAGCAAGACGTCACTCAAGATGACCGAGTTTCGGACCTATCTACCGTTCCAGTGAATACGTCAGGGGCTGAAGCAAGTCCGACAGACGTTCATGTTGACTGGCTGGGGCCAAGCCAAGAGGGGAAGTTCAGGTTCCGCTACACCTACGTCTGGGGTAAGACGGAGACTGAATGGGGCGACGCGCACGTTGGGATCCGCGATCCCATCTGGGAGAGCGCGCCCAGCCCGGCGAGTGCTGTGTTCGATCACAACACACTTCGTTCATACCGAAAGACGGGTACTGGGGAGCTGATCGGGTACGCTATCAACATTCGCGTGGACAATATCGATCAGATCCTCGACTTCGTAGGGGTCACTACTGGTATCGACACGTCCGGCACCTATCCCCATACGTCACCTCGCCGGTACGGTAGGTCAGGAATGCGGGTCCGTATCTATGTGGCCAGAGACGCTGTGTATGAAACACATGGTCCGAACGCGAACACGACGACCGCTGGGCTGACAATGATCCAGAAAGAGAAGCGGCTGAACCATGTGCCCGCCGATGGTCGCTTCTATCTACTGACGGAAATCGACCCGCTGGACTTGGACCCAACGCTCGCCTCGCGCCTGTCTCCGATCAAAGAGATCTCTTCGTTCACCTGGGACGGCCGCTTCTCCGTTACACATAACAGTGAGACCTACTACAGCTTGCCGGACAAAGAGCGCCCTCTAAGGAAGCTCACAGGCTACTACGCCTACCATCTGTGGCCCTTGCCCGACCAGGACTATGAACTCGACATGAGCATCCTCCAGCAACCACTGGAACTGGTCAACGACAATGATCCTGTCCCCGTTAAGCAAGAGGCGGTCGCCGCTTTCTTGGAGTTGGCTTTGGCTTACATGAGCAGACTGGATGGTGTCGACCAAAACAGCGAGATGAAGCATCGCCAGCTGTATCGACAGTTGATCCGTCGCTTCCGGTCACAGCACGGTGACAGCGGTGGTATTGTCGAGCCTCGTGGCTGGGTCCATCACCGCGGGCGCAACCGCCTCGGCCAGTTTGCTGAGGGATAAAGAATTTCTATAGGAGAGAACTACTATGTTTAGACCACCTAAATGTGAGGCGCCCAAGTTGGGTGAAGCCTTTACTCGTGATGACTCGGACCTCGGGAAAGAGCATGCGCTAATCGTTTACGTCCGGGTTCGTGGGGACCACTGGGACGCCCTTCTCTTGACGGACAACGGGCACCACCCCTTGAGTTCTTCTGACTTTGTCGTCCCACGTCAGCACGCTAACTGGCGGCCAGCTACGTGGGTCTGGGACGAAGTCATGTTCCTCTTCCGGCCAGACGGGCTGAAGTGGGTACAGGACGGTCGCTCTGGTCGATGGGAAGGCGCACCGAAGAAGAAGGCCAAGGATCCAAACGCGCTACCAGCGGTGTCCGAGATCCCGAAACCAAATGCTGGCGAGCATCACGGGACATGGCGTGCGCGTTGTCGACGCAAGTTCCCTGCCCTCAAGTCTGAAGAGGGCGATAGAATGCTTGGCAGACTGTGGGATAAGTTCAAGTCCGCAGCGGCATAGAGTAGACTTACGCAGGAGGAACGATGGCGGGTCCGACACGTCGAGCACTTGGGACCTATGTCGTTCCTCCTGGTGAGGCGCAGGTCCAGTACGCACCTTCTGCGCTGGCGTACAAGATTCAGAATCTAGCCTGGACGCCGGAAGGTACGCTGCGCTCCGTTCGGGGCTTCTGTCCGTATGAGCCTGACAGAGGTGGGGACCAGTATGGTGGGACAGGTGACCCTGCTGGGTACATCTTGTCTCGTAAGTACGATGAACCAATGGGCGTAGGTCGTCGGGTACACGGCGTCTTCCACGCCAACTTGTTGGGCGGTAAGGCTCCGACGTTGGTCGCGCGTGCGGGGAGCAGTCTGTACATGCACTCCGGTTGGTATCGGAGTTGGAAGCGAATCAAGACGGGGTTGACCTCAGATCATCGACTTGTGCCGCCAGATCATTTCGTAGTCGTGAATGACATGATCGTCTGGACGAACGGCATCGACCGTCCGCTGGTTATTACTCATACCGGTATGGTAGTTCCACTCGGCTTTGAGCGCGGGCCCGGTATGCCGCTGGCGAGTGGCCCAGAGCAGCCCACATCGCGCTTGGACTACTACGCCAACAGTTTCGGTTACTCGTGGCCAGGACGAATTGGAACCATCGGCGACTACGTCGATGCCAATGAGGGGGCTGTTCTCGCGGGGGAGTGGACCTATTACACGCAGTGGCAGGACATCTTCGGGAACCTTTCGCCGTTATCGCCTGCCAGTGAACGGATGCGGATCGCAGTCCAGAAGGCGAATGAGGATGTCAGCCGACCAACATTTGATACGAAGTTTGTCGATGGGCAGGGTGGTGGTGGTGGTGCGAATGATACCTTCGTTCAGGAAATCATCGTCACCACCGCTCAGGTTGGGGACTTACAACGCCAGTTTGTTGTCCGGTCAACCAATGAGTACGGTACACCTCCAGAGCATACGGTAGCTTGTCGTCTTTACCGCACACCGGACATTCGTCGTTTCGGAGAGGATCCCCGGCTGGTTGAGGTCATTCACGGTACTGGTGGCTTTGTCTACGCCGACAACATTCCTGATAGCCGCCTGCTGTCTCCAGCGAAGGCGATAGCTCCTGTCCCGGTCTTTACTACGATCACGACGCATGGTGGGTGCCTCGTTGGCGTCAGCGGCGCGAAAGTGTATGTTTCTCAGCCTGGGTACCCGGGGACGTTTCCCCTCGACCAGATCGTTACTCCTGATAAGGACGGAGCCCAGGTGACGGCTGTCGCTTCTCATGGCGGGCGGCTGATTGCTTTCACCGAGTCCTCAGTGGTCGACATCACCGGTGGTCCTGAGACAGAGGTCACGATGTCGCGGGGTATCGGTTGCGCCGCGCCCCAGTCGATCCAGGCCCTGCCTGACGGCATGTTGGTCTGGCTTTCCAGGGACGGGTTTTACGGCTGGCGCCCTGGGGCGGGCATCGCCCACCTCTCTGTCGGTATTCACCGTCGTCTTCGAGACGGTTTGGCGAAAGGCGCGATGAGTCGCGCGGTAGCCATCGTTGACCCAGAGAGTCGTGAGTACCGGTGTGCTGTGACACCTGCGGGCGACAGTTTTAACAGCTTGATGTTCTGTTTCGACGGGCAGGGCTTCAGGGAGATCAAGCTTGGCCTTGACGTTTGGGACATGTGTCTCACAGACGATGCAAGGCGGTACGTGCTGATGTCAGGTCAGACTGCGCGGTCGGATCCGTATGGGCATGACGTATACGTTGCGGACCATGAACCACAAGACTTCATCAACGCGGATCGGACCCATGTCTTCAGGTCTGCTTGGTTGCGTGGGGATGACACTGCGTTGAAGCCCATCCACGTTCACAACCTGTACATCGGGATGGTGGATGAAAAGAACGACAGCATCGACGTGAACATCTACTCCAACGGCTCATGGGCGCCTGACCCAGACAGTCCCCGAAAGGTCAAGTCAGTCGGCGTAGGTGTTCAGGACCTGACGGGGGCTGCGGTTATTGGTAAAGCTAAGGCGCACGCTCGTCGGCTTTATTGGCGGCGAGTCCCGGTTGGTCTCCAGAGTATTCATACGTGGGCGTTCGAGCTGACGTCGACCAAGCCGTTTCATATCGCGGCTCTTGCATTCCAGACTTCGTTCGCCACCATGGGTGATGAACTGGGTCGTATCCCCTTGGGTGAGGACGAATAGATGCCTGGAGACTACCTATTCCCGAAGAGGCGTCTTAAGTCGACGGGTGATGTGCTTGATCCGACGGAGTTGAATCAGAGTATTCAACCTGCTGCTGAGCGGCTGAACGGTCACTTGAACCAGCACAACATCAAAGCTCCGGTTTCGTCGAGTATCGGTATAGACACGTCTGTTTTTGCGAACCCGTATTACGCATATAAGGCGGTGGCTTCGGGGGTGGGGTATCTGACCCCGCCAGACAGTGCGGATGCAGATCGGTTTACGTTGTTCGGTGAGAGTTCTTGGAAGGCTGTGGACGGTGCCGTGGTGTCGTTGACGACGGGTACGTCGATGCTGTCGGTGTGGGCGTCTGCCTGGTACAGCTACCAGTTCGCTGACACGGGTTTGACTTTCGACTACACAGGCAACACGAGGTTTGTCCGCAGCAATGACGGCAGCATCGTGACTTATAACCGCGCTGCGGTACAGTTCGCGCTTCGTGTCGATGGTACCGTCATACCGGAAACCATCACGGGTCGGGTGGACACTGAGCAGGCGCCCTTCTACCCCTATCGTGTGTATGGTCCACGGCTGAGAGAGGACCGTGATGGTGATGGTAGTGTTGACGCTGGTGATGAGTGGCCGGCTACGCCTATTACGAGCTACGCGCCTGTTATAAATGCTACCGCCAATCCTCGACGCGGTGGTCGAGTTGGTCCCCAGTCGCGTCGGCTCGACAAGACGCCGCACGGGATGAACTGCCCAAGCTTTCCGTTCAGGATTGGGTACACCATTATGGTTGAACCTGGTGGCCATACCGTCGAGTTGGTTGCGCGGCGCATCGCGAATAGGCATGAGCAGACGAACTTCATCAGCAAGATCGAGGTGTATTCTCGGCAGTTGCTGGTTCTTGATCACCCGTTCGAGGTTGCTGGGTCTGTGACTTCGTTGACGAGTCCTGTGACAGTTCCTGAGTTTCAACCGGAAGATATTGTCTCAGCTTCGGCGTTAGAGACGGATCGGATCAGTCCGATTGAGGTGAGTACAAACGCCGTTGAGGCGGCGCAGATTGCGCGGGGGTCATTGACGTCGGATCATATCGGTGGTCGTAAGATGATCCTGGCGTCGGCGCGTGCAGTCGCCGGGGACATGGCTGGTGGTGGCGACTTGTCGCCTGACGGGCTGACGAATCGCACGACGATGTTGACGATGAATAGTGATCCTGCGGCGTCAGGCGCTCAAATCAGTGGCGCAGGGACTGAGGGACTCTGGCACAACTTCGCCGCGCATAACTCACCTACTGGTCGTGTATTGAGCACAGCCGCCCCCTACGCAGAGGTTCACAGCGCGTCAGCCTGGGATGCCGGTTTGATGGGTGTCAATTTAGACGCCAGGGTGAGTGGACTGAGTACTATCTCGTCTCCGACGATGATTGTCAGATTGAGCAGTACAGGTGGTGGTTTGTTCAGCGGTACTGGAGTCAGCACAGCCACGCATAAGATGCGGTTGGTGGTGATCGCTAACGTCGAGTTGGTCTACTTGGGTGCCCCGGTGCTGGCCTCGTTAACTACAGGTACCCCTGCCCTTAATCAACAACTCCCACAAGCGTTTGCAGCTTTCGGGATTGCCGTCCGCTTCGTCGGAGACGGGACCGATGAGTATTACGTCTACACGCCCAGCGAGGTCGCTATCAACTGCGCCAACTACTATGACGGGAATGATTCTGACAGCGCAGTAGACATGCGAAATGTCTCTACTCTCCCGGTATCTCCCTACACGATGTACGATGACTCGGGCAACATGCAGTCTGAGGTGCCGCTAATCGCTTACTTCGATCTGTCCGATGAGCGGAGCGGCACAGACAATATCGCCGACATCGCCGTCATTGGTGGTGTTGGGGGGAAGATAGCGGGGACTGCGTATAATGTACGAGCTGTCGTGAATCGGGCGAGTATCTTCGCGTTCGCGATTGATGCAGGAGGTTCTTGATGGCCGTCTTAGTCACCCCGTATGTTTACGTCGATAACGCTTCTTTAGACGCCGAGAGCCACAACCGAAACCTCTATTCGACGACACCGGGACAGGGTATTTTGTCGGAGCCGAATGGGGGCATCGACCAGTTTAAGTCTGGGTTTGAGGTTGGCACCGACCATCTGCAACCTGAGCAGTTCGCCTTCGCGAGAGCGCAGGGTTCGACTTCGACACTGGATAATATGGGTGACGTGAACTTCACGCCTGCGGGGCCTGTTGACTCAGCGACGGGTGAAATCACTCACTTAAAGGCGACTCGCACGATGAGTGGCCAGATGCTCGCGGGCTGCGGGGTTCGTGTCTACTTGCCCTTTGACGCCAGTGTCGTGCTTTGGCATGCGAGCTTCTACTGGCACGTAGCGCGCTTCGCCTTCCCTGAAGTCAATGACTTCCAGCGGATCCCACCTGCGCTGATCATCACCCGGATGGAGATTGATGGTGTCGGTGAACCACACACGCATCGGCACTATCCGCCTACGGTTTTCCAGAAGTCCTCGGAGTATTCGGCGACGACTGAGTACTACATGAACTCTATTGGACCGACTGCTTCACAGCGTCATACAAGCGCGTTGCAGACGTCTGAAGTTGCGACCGCTCAACACCGGGACGTTTGCCACATGTCGACGGATATGTCGGCAGGATTCCATGAGATGTACCTATCGTTCTACGTGGAACCTCGGTGCAACCTCACAGATACGATTGCGAATGTCGCCACCGACTATGCCGTTATTCGTAATCCAGTTTACAATCGCCAGAATCTGTCCGTCCGAGGGGCCGACTACTACATCAAGCAGATCCGCCTTGAAAACCGCTTCACTGTCGGTTGTAGGCATGCCCGCGTAGTAGCCTTTAGATGATAGGGTAAAGGGGACACTTCGAAGGGGGGTGCCGCATGTCGATGATGGGTATGGGCTGGGCGATGGCGGGGGCGCAAGCGCTTTCGCACGCCGCGGTTTCCGCTTACGACGCAATGAAGGCCAGGAAAGCGACAAATGCGCTCCTTGCCCGAAAGAAGAGGCAGCTTCGGGAAACCAGTACCGGAGGTATGGACCCTGGCCGGATGCGTACTCTGCAGACGGCAGGTGCGCTTCAACAGCAGGCGACTCAAGCGGGTATTGCGGAAGAGGCTGCGCGTGGGACCCAGGGGCGCGGCCTGACATCCACGCAACTGGCTGAACTCTCGGCGGCTTCCGCGATGGGTGCGGCTCAACAGCAGTCAGAGCTTGACCGGCTTAGCTCGATGGAGGCGATGCAGAACGCCGCGGCGCGGCGGGCGATGCAGGACCAGGTCATGCAGTTGAAATACCAGCGGGACATGATCGGGAGGCCAGTCGACGCAGCGGGGCGGACGATCCTTAAAACCAGCGGCGATTACGCTGGTCAGCAGGCAGGGACGATGCAGCCCTCATCGTATGGTCAACGACAGGCGGAACAGGCTGCGAAGACTGAATATACGATCACAGCGGGGCAAGCGCAGCCAGGTGGAATGGACCCCGATAGTCTGGCTCGATTGCAGGCCCAACTTGCACAGCAACAAGCTGCCGCTCAATTTGGTCAGCCCGTGTATAACTATGGCCCACCGCAGTCAACGATGTCGGGGTCAAACTGATGAGTGCGCTTAATAGTTATCTCGCTTACACGAAGCAGGCTTCGGAGAAGAGTTACCAAGATATGCGCCGCTTCGGTTTAGCCGAGGAGCAGGCTCGCAAAGAACAAGAGCTGCAAGAAGTGCGTATGCGGTTGCGGATCATAGAGGCTGAGCAGAAGTTTGCGGAGCAGGCGCGGCGCGGTAACCTTCAGGAAGCGAAGGCTGGGCGAGATGACCTACAGTTTTTCTTCTCAAAACTCTTAGAAGATGAGGAGGGCGTGAAGAAGGATGCGGAGAGGCACGCCAAAGACGCGAATACAGAACTCGATAAGCTGAAAAAGAGTGGCGCTAAGTTCAGTGACCCGGCGGCACAACTAACGACGGCAGCGGGAAAGCTGCTTGCTGCCGCGAAAGAGGCGAAAGGAAAAGAGGAGCTAACAGCCTTAGCTGATGCGCTGTTTGCCGTGCCCACTCTGTTTGAGGTGACGGACTCGGCTTCCGTGCCCGCGCTCAGCCCGGTTAGCCGGAAACACCCTAACTTCCTCGTCCCCGAGTCGTTTCTTGGCCAGCTTCCCGGGAACGTGAACCTCGATTCAAGCCCTGCCGATATTCGCAGGGCGTTGGGGTCCTATATAGACTCGGGCGCGATTGAGACCACCCTCGGTTATCTGGGCCAGTTCAGGGACCAGAAACAGGCGTGGTTGGCTGAGCAGGAGAGAAATAAGGACGCAATCACCGAGCAAGAGGGTATTGTCAGCGGCGCCGCCGCAGTGCTGTCCGCTGAAACGCCTGAGCAACTTAGCGGTAGCTACATGCGCCTACTCAGAGATGCCGGGGAACTGAAAAAGCTACAGGACGACATCTTGGGGGTCGGGGTAGACGAAACTGAGAGTTACCGAAGCCTAACAGGGCTGTATGGCGGTGACGCCGGGGGCTTATCGCCGATGCAGAAGCACATGGCGGCGATGGGCGGGCAAATGCCTCCAGGCGTCCCCCAAGAGAACGCCACCGCCGTTCAACAACTGGTCGCTACTCAGAAGCGCCTGTCGACGGATCCCAGCTTCTTGAAGTGGGCCGCCCAGAACGGTATCTCAGTGCAGAGAGACGCGGTTGTTCCCGTCAACGTATTCATGCGCTGGAATAACGAAGTAATTGGGAAAGGCCGTCTCGGGTGGCGCTACAAAGGCAAACGAGGCCGTGACCTAAGAGGAACGGGAGCTGTCTTTGAGGTCACGTACAGAGCTGGCGATGACTTCGACATCGGGCTTCGGAGCGCCGGTGGCGCACAGTTGTTTGCTGTCGACGAGCGCGGCGACTATCTGAGTCCAGACAGGGTAAGCAACAAGCACCGCGATGACTTCGCAGAGGCGCAGGTTGTGACTGCTGACCTGGACGATGCCCAAACTCGGGGCGAGATCGTGTCGCTGTTATCGACTGCCGGCGAAGGCGGTCGTGAGATGGCTAAGGCTATCGGCCAGGCATACGCGGGTGACTCGAAGGGTGACTTCCAGGTCTTCCTCGACAAGTCAGGTAAAGCCGCACTCGTAGGCGCTAACGGTAGGGTCGTGAAGACGGGCGGGTTTGACGCGGAGACTGCCGCGTTGTCTGACGCAGCAAGGGATGTGAACGGTCCCTTTGTCGTCGCGGGTACGTCCAGCGCTATGCAGGACAGAATGGGCGGGAATGCGTTGGGGAATCTGGACGGTTTTGCCGAAGGCCAGACTGCCGACTTTGGTGTGTACGTACCCAAGGGCCTGCGCCTGGTCACGAAAGAGCCGACGGCAACGCTTATCGCTGAGGAAGCTCTTCATCGAGCCGGCTCTCCGGGCGATGAGACCGTGTACTTCTGGGATGACAAGGCCACGGGGACGAGACAATCAATCACCCTCAAAGATGAAAGTACAACTGGTAAAGAACTTTTCGACGCGAAGCAGCAGCTTGAACGCGGGGACAACAGGTTCCGTGTTCTTGGTCGGGAGCGCAGGCGAGTCAAGTTGGCCAAGCGTATGTCCCCGGCTGACCCCGCAGCCAGGAGGGCGAGGACACCAGGGAGCTTGGAGGTGCGCCCGTTCACAGCGGACGAGCTGCGTAAGCGTAAAGAAGCACCCTCGGCTCCCCCTGAGCTGGCACCAACCCCCGCCCCCGCTGCGCCGGAAGCTGAGCCCCCTGTCGTTGAGGAACCGCCGCCGGTCACGACGGATGCCCCGGAACTCCCCAAGAAGCCAAGTGGTAAGAAGCCAAGCGGCACAAGACCGAGCGGTGAGAAGCCGCGTGGTACTGCGGATCTCATGTATGTCCCCGAGGGCTTCGAGGCAAAGCCGGCCGCAGACGTCACCGACGTGACTCAGACAATAGACGAGGCTACAAGTAGGTCCGTCGTGGCCGAGTCTGACCCGGAGACGGGGGCGCAGACCGTCAGGACAGACTTAATGCGGGACGCAGACGCCGAACGTGAGAGATTAGAGCGAGAGCGAGAGAGGGAGAGGGAGCGGAAACGGCAGAGGCTAATCGCGGCGGGCGGCAACGGCGCGGCATCAGGGGGCGGTGGTGGCTGATTATCTTTCTCACATTCGGAAACGTGCATACTCTCCGTATTACCCGGATGTGCCGAAAGAGCCTGAACCGGAACCCGCTCTTGTTGGAGTTCCGCAAGAGCCTGTAGAGGTTGAGGAACCTGTAGCTGCGCCTTCGTTTGATGCGGGTAAGCCAGCAGCTGCCGACGACGCGGGTACTCCGGCGGTTGATTACGCTGCTGAGTTCTTGCAGACAACAGCCCCTGCCGCCTCCGCCGCAGGGGTGAGCACGCTCCCCGCTATCTTCAACGAGATTGATCCCGCTACTGTCGCAGAGCAAGTGGGTCGGCGTACTATTGAAGAGTTGAAGAAAGCAGCACGGGTTTCCCAGGCGCAAAATCAGAGCGATGACTTTGACTTAGATGAAATCAGTAACTACTTAGTTGCCGGTGCTTTAGACACAGGGATGCAGCAGCACTTCGCGACGACTCCGGACACGATGCGTGCGCTTGCGGAGAAAATCGAGTCCGCGGATACGCAACTTGGTCGAGTTCCCCAGCGGGTTGATACCGTCGATGATGTGATACGCCGGACGTTGACCGATAACGTCAAGGATCAATTCATAAAGCAGGCAGGTGGCGACAAAGCAGCTGGCCTTTCTCAGTACAGAGAGTTCCTTGGTCTGTACCAGGACGCCAGTAACACCAAGAGAGACAAAGAGATCTCAGACTTACGCGAGGCGGAGTCTGCTTTGGCCGACGAGTATGCTGGCCTGCTGTTTAGGAAGCGGGGGCTGAGCCTCAGCACCATCGCACACGAGGCTCTGAAGAAGGGCAGAGACATCGCTGGCGAAGGCATCATTGCCGTTGACCGGTTGACTGAGACCTGGACGCCGGGGCTGATCGACGTCGTTACCGCGCCGGTCATTCCGAAAAAGGCTGAGCTATTGGTCACGCCGGAGGAACGCGAGGAAGAGATTTCGGCTGCGGTAACCGGTACACTCGACGAGGCGATCCTCCGTGATGCCAGCGTAGAGAAGCTGACGCTCAAGGAGAGTCCCGCAGAGATACCCCCGGCAAAGCTGTTGATGCCTTCGGCAGACGCACAGCGTCGCTTGGCGAGTAAAGAAGGTGCTCGCTATGTGGTCTATGACGATTACAGCGGTAAGCCGATCCGCAGCTATGAAGAGGCGATAGGTACGCCCCACATCGGGTACGGTCACGCGATTCAGTCCGCAGAGGAGCGGGAACTCTTTAAGCAGTTCTTGGCGGGCTCCGGTCAACAGATGGCACCGGACAGCGCGAAGAAGCTCTTTGGCTATGACATCGCCCGTCACGCTGAACCCCTGCAGCTGATTACTGCGCCGGCGACCCAGCAGATGTTGGATGCAGTACACAGCATGACCTACCGATTGGGTGTACAGTCGTCTGAGGTAAATAGGGCGATTGAGCTGATTAATCGCGGTGATTACGTGGGTGCCGCAGCGCAAATCAGAAACGTAAAGCCCACACACGCCGGCCCCGCGAACGCAGAGCTTGAGCGGGCGATCTCTGCCAGACATGCGGCAGAGGCGGACCTGTTTGTTTCCGGTGGCATCTTCAGGACGGAAGACGACTCCGTATCTGTGACTCCGCAGCAGCAGTTGTTGGAAGAAGAGGATGTCGAACGAAAGGCGCGCTCCCAGGCCGATTACGGGGACCCATCCCGGCAAGTCCCGTTCTCTGATATGGAACTGCCAGAGGATCCGCTGGTAAACCCCAGTGAGCTTCGAGAACAAGTCGCAGAAACTCTGCAGACGAACATCGTCGAGCTTGACCCCATCGGGGTTACCGACATGTTTGACGACACCATTCGAAACCCGTTCATTTCGAAGTCGAGCGAACGTGGCGCACAGTTAGCTCAACAAAGTATCGCGGCACTCGATGACAGTGATCGCAGCGCACTCGAAGTCGCCGCGAGCTTACCTATGGGCAGAGGCTTTAAGTCTCTCCACAGCTACCTGATGAGACAGGAGCAAGCGAAAGCAAGATGGGCTGACCTGACACCACAGGAGCGCGCTGATATTGCGAAAGAGGCCAAGTCGAAAACACTTGCGATGATCGCAGACGCGAAGACGGCAGAGCTGTGGGTGTCTCCTTCCTACACAAGCTACGATGAGTTGCTTAGCAGCCGACCACCGACGGACGAGGAGTGGTCGCTGGGCAAAACGCTGTGGGGTGTCGGTTTCGACTCTCCGAGCTTCTTGCCCTACATGGGGTCAGGTAGCGTCTTGTCACCACAGCTGGAGATTGTCGGCCGAGACAATGACGGCAACATCCTGGTCAGGCAGGTGGGAGCAACCCTTACTGCTCTTGATTTGCTTGACGCAGTTCCTGTTGTGGGTCAGAGCTACGTGATCGGGGCCCTTGAGAACTTTGTTTCGAGTCCGATTGAGTCTTTGAAGGCATACGGGTTCAACCCGGTCGCCGCTATCCATCAGGCGGGCTTGCAGGGGATCGCGGAGCGCCGAAACTTTGCCGAAGTGTTTATGGAGTTGGGCGCAGGCGGTATCGACTGGGCGATGTCGACGGACGCAGGTAAGGCGGCCACCGCGAAATTCGCGGATTCCCCGGTGGGTGACGTCTTTTTCGACCCAGAGGAAGAGCTGGATCAACGTATCCTCAAATCAAGAGACAGCGCCCGAGTGGTCACGTCGTTCCTCGGGGCGGGCGTGGGTCTTGGCGCAGCTATCTTCTACCCCTTTGATGGTTTACTCGTAGGAAGAGGCGCCTTTAAGTCTTTCTATGGTGCCTTCGAGGACCTATCCGACTTGACGCCCGGGGTCGCCGCATCGATCAAGGCACAGACGCCCGAGATGATACGTGCGGCTACGTTGATTGAAGATGCTATTGCAGAGCTGGTTCTTGTGGGTGAGGCCGTCGGTGAGGGCACTGGGGGCAACGCCAAAGAGCTTAAGAGTCTCATCGCAGTTGATGAGCAGGCACTGAATAAACTTAGTGAAGCCGGCAAAGTTATGGCGGATGTTCGGCTGCGGGCGTCTGAGGGCGCACGCTGGGTCGACAGGTTGGATTCGTATGAGTTGAACACTGCGCCGGAGAACTTGCAGGCGATTGCCCGTCCTGGTCAGGTCTACGCGAGGGACCAAGCGTTAGCTCAGAAGATCGATGAGTTGATCAATGCGGCTATCGATGAGGCTAAGTCACCAACCGCTTCCGACGAGGTCAAAGAGATCGCGGCGCGTCTTGAGGGTCGACGGCAAAATATCGAGTCACTGTTTACTCTGCATCCGTCAGAGGCGATACGCATAGGTCGCGACCCGGAGACCTCTGGGCGAGTTCCTACCAAGGGCCTATACAGCTTTGACGAGCATATTCTACAACTGAGAGATCTTCAGAAGTACGTCAACATCGCGGATGACTTTGGTTCTCTCAAGGCGATGCGTTTACAGCGAGCCACTTCTGTCGATGGGAAGTCGCTTCCAGATCAATTACGCGAACTGCTCGTCATGGAGGAGGGGGTTGTTTCGAATAAGAGTGCGACCGCTTTGGCGAAAGCACGAGGTATTACGCTTGAAGAAGCCAAGAAGTTAGTCGTCGAAGAGAACGTCTCCGCAGTGAAGACTCTCGAAGAGGCGATGAAAGACAGCAGATTATTTGACCCTGATGCTGGTGTACTACCCGCGCTTCGGCACCAGCTGTCGGGAGCAAGCAGCACCCCCGGTCATTTGACCGGAGCGCATCTCCTTGGAAAGGCCCAAGGCACCGACGTGACCGAGCTACTGAGTAGGCTTGAAGACGGTGTGCAAGCTACGAACCTCAAGTTGTCTGCGCCTATCGAAGCTATCGACAAGGCATACCAAGCGGTCTACTTCAACCTCGCGGCACGCCGGCGCGGGATTATCAAACTCGCTGAGCGGATGGATGCAGATTCGGTGTCGAAGGCGCTGCGGCCTCGACTCCAGAGGGCCGTGCGGACATTTGGTCGGACGTTTGCGCGAGAGCTTGCTTCTGCCCGCTTCGGTTTTTCGGGTATGTCTGCGAACACAACACGTATGATGATCGACGCGGCTGCAGACCAAGACGGTGATCAGCTCTTCTCGTTCTTGGCGAAGAAGATTAATGAGCCCTACATCGCTCGTCAGCGCGCTGCGGGTGTCGATGAAGACGAGATTGAAGCGAATCTGTACACGTCTGTAGAACTTGAGACGATGGTTCGTGAGCAGTTGGCCCAAAACCGAGCGCTGCCTTCAGAGCAGCAGAAGCCGCTCATCCAGATCAGTCGTCCTGGTTTCAGTATCCCTCGTGGTTTACTCGACACTCGCGCACCTGTTGTGGCGGATGCGACCAAGGCGTTCATGCGTGAGCGTGATGGGTTCTTCTCTGCTTTCGGTAAGGTCCCAGACCCCGCGACGGGGGAGGTCAGGGTCATGACCGCGGGCGAGAAGCGCGCTGTCGAGCACATAGTAGATGCCATTGCACGCGAAGCCGCGGGCGTTCTTCCTGACGACTCGGTTGTCGACGTAAATCGTAAGTTGACCGAGTTCTATACGACGGGTGTCCGTGCAGTCGCGAAGGCACCTTTGATCCAGAGGCGGTCTAAAAAGTTCATCTCCGCAGTAAAGACGAGACAGCAGATTTTGACTGCTGAACGAAGAGCTGCAGGTGAAGCCGAGGAGGCCCTGTCGCCAGCGGCTACTTGGAAAGCCGCGCTATCCGAAGTGCTGGAGTCCGGCGAGTTTCAGGCTGCAGAGCTGCTTCTGCTGACAGGGCTTAACGATCACCAGCTATCCCGCCTGCGGCAAATGGTAGTCCCCGGGCCGACGGGCGGCAGAGCGGGCGCGGCCAAGTTTTTAGCGCAGCAGGATGACGTGGTCGTAAAGCCCAGCCGGGAGCCGGTGCCATTGTCGCCAGCGCCTTCACTCTCGGATCAGCTCGTCGAGTTTGTGAAAGCGGAGCCCCGCACAAAGAAGGCTATCGGGGAGAAGTTTGGTCTTCGCGGGAAGAAGCTCACCGAGTTCATCAGCAAGGTGGCGGATACCGGGGCGATCTCCGTACCTGCGCGTGGGAAAAAGGCCAAGTTCATCGGTGAGGCGCCAGAGGCTGCTCCTGCTGCTGCTGCGAAAGCACCTACCCCCGCGCCGGTTGTGCGGGTGGACACTGATGACAAGTATGTGCTGAAGGCTCGGGAGATGTTCGACGAGGGCAAGACTCCTCGTGCAGCAGAACGTGTGCGAGAGGCCATCGAAGATAACGTGGGCGCGGAAGCCGCAACAAAGTTCATCGATGAATACAAAGCACTAAGAGATGCTGCTGTCCGGGCCCGAATCCAACAGGATGCTGCCGAGGTTGTCGAAGAGGCTGCTCCTGCTGCTGCGAAGGCACCAGATGCTAAGGCAGCGGCTAAGGTGCTGGAGCTATCCGAGGACCCAGAGTTAGTCGTCAAAGTAAGCGCTGCGGAAACCGAAGCTATCGCGGCGAAGCTCAACAAGCTGGTGACTGAGGAGCCCGGCGTAGCCGCTGTCGTCAATTGGCTGCAAACGACGGATAGCCTTTCTGCGGGGACGCGGCTGAACACACGAACGATCATCGAGGGTGTAGGTGACATAACGCAAACTCAGGCACGCAGCGCTCTTCGCTCGTTACAAGACGCAGGCATTTTAGAGAAGTCAACTCGGGGCGGTCGGCCGCTGCACTCGGACTTCCAATCGATTCTTGACCAATTCTCGGAATCGTTTGACGAAGACTTCATGCTGAGCTTCATGCGGAATCCGGAGACAACGTACACTGTCGCTGAGATCAAGCCGATGTTGGCGGAAGTCCGCCCTGACTTAGAGAAGATCGACGAGAAGCTTGCCGCTTTAGCCGAGTCGGCGGGAGTACTGGCTGTTCGCTCGCGTGACGGCAGTCTTCGGGGATTCACTGTTCGCAAAGTCGATGACGTGCAGGACCCTGCCTTTCGCGACGTAATCAGTGCGGCTGCGCGGGACAGGGAGGTCGCCTCCAGCGCTGCGCTCCGGGCATTGTCCACGTCAGAGATTGCCGAAGAGGTCGCGGCTGCTGAGCGGCAGATTGAGCAAAGCACTCGGATTATCTCTCGACTTGACGAGCTTATCGGCGGCCTGGACCCGCAAGCAGATAAGGTGCGTATCCGTCGGCTAAACCGGATGAAGGAGCAACACGGTAGCCGAATTAAGCAGCAGAGGGCGTTCGTTGAGGCGACTGCGCCGAAGCCATTGGCTGTCCCCGAAGCTGCGGAGACTGCCAAGGGGGGCACTTTCTTCTTGCGAGACGGTAGCGCTGTTTTGCTCGCCTTCCGAAATGCTGACGTGACGACCGGGATCCATGAGCTTGCCCATGTTCTTCGTCGATACCTACGGGCACCAGGCGACAGGGACGTGCTTGTTAACTGGATGAACGACCACCTCGGCACGAAGGGCATAGAAGGTCGCGTTAAGTTCGATGACCGCGGGCATCTGGTTCTTACCGACGACGAAGGTGCTGTAGATGCTCTTATCGAGGCGGAAGAAGTCTTCGCCCGCGCATTTGAGCGGTATCTGGCTGAAGGTACGGCACCTGACAATAGACTGAAGGCTGCCTTTAAGCAGATAAAAGAGCTGTTCAGGCTGGTCTACAACCGGATCAAGGGCACCGACATCGACGTCGACATCAGCCCGGAAATGTACGACCTATTTGACCGCGTATTTGGGTCGACGAAGCAGCTCGATTCGGCTCGACTATCCGCGCTATCTGACGCGCTAAAGAAGCGAGAGGACGCGCTCCGGTCGATGCGCTTGACCGAAGAAGAAGTCAAGGCGGCGCGGGCGGGCAAGCTCTCCGAGACGGCGCGTGTCGCAGGTCGCATACCCGAGGAGGCTGTCGAGGAATCTACAGTGGTAGGTAAGCTGCGGCAGTTCTGGATTGACCGGGACAAGCTGAGAGAGACCACGAGCGTCCAGCGAGAGCCTGTGAGCGAGGCGGATGCGCTTCGTTCAGCCGGGTTGGCGAGGGTCATACCGGTGGCACGGGGTTTGACTCGTACTTTGCTGAGGGCCCCGATATTGGGAGGCGACGCAGACGAGCTTATTCGCGCATTCCCCGAGGCTATTCGGCCGTCACTCCGATCCATCACTCGTGCGTATGACAACTTCAGCTCTGCATACGTGGACGCACTTGCCAGGAGAAAACTCGCTGCGACAAAGGCTGGCAAGAAACTCCACCAAGCTCAGCTCTTCGGTCTTTTAGATGGCAAGGTCGTGGTTGGGGCTCAAGGCAGAACTGTTCGAGGCTCTGGGCGGCGACGTTCCGACTTGTTCTTTCAAACATTCGACAACTTCATAGAGCGCATACTCGCCAAGGACGTCAGCGTACTGACAGACTCTGCGGAAGATTGGTTGAAAGCTGTAAATGAGAACCACAATGCCGGTAAGTCTGTTCGAAATGTCGGGGCAACCGTCACAAGTGCGGGCGGTAAGCGTGTAAGCCCGTTGGCGCGCCTGTTTGTCGGGGTTTCGACCCGGCTGGATAGTTCCGACACTCTCCGGCTCAAGCCGTCCGCAGCAGCCGCGATTCAAACGGAAGCTAAACGAATAAGTAAGGGTAAACCCCCCGCGGCTGAGCAAGAGTTCGAGGTCATGCGTTTGATGCTAACGGCAGCTGGCGGGGATCCGGGGCAGCCGTTGATGGACAACCTCGGCGCCTTGTTTATGTTCTTCAGCGGAAACGCACGAGTGCCTGTGCGGGTCGGGGAAGAGGTTTACTATCTTTCTCGTGCGGACATGCCGCCAGGCATAGGCACGGCCGAGGCTCTGGTCAAAGGTGTTGACTTGAAGCGAGGCGACGTTTCCGCGAGGGTCCCGGGGCTTGAGCAGCTCGCTAACTCTCGCGTCGTTGACAGCGTCATGTACGCGATGGGGGTTAGTAGCGAAGTCTCTGAGATGTTTGACGCGGCGAGAACGAGCCGCCTGGGTATCAGTTACGATGATTTTCGGATTTATGGGCGCGGCGTAGCGGGTGAGGCGCTACTGAATGCAGATGAGCAGCAACGGTTTGCAGAGCTACGGAAGAGGTTCGGGCAAGACGCCGACTTTGGCCTTTCTCCAGACAGTACCGGAGACTACTACCTACCAGGTTTCGCCCGTAGGAGTATCTCAAGGTCAGTTGACGACGCTATCAAGCAACTGAGTGGGTCCGACGACGGGGCTGCGAAGCGCGGCATTTTCGTGTCTTTGCTTCAATACCTAAACATATCCATTGTCTTTGGGACTATCTCTGCGCGACCTCAGTTCTTGTTCATGAGCAACATCGACAATGGCCTTCAGCTCGGTACGATGACGGGGTCGCGCAATGGTGCCGTGTCTGCCGCTCGCGTCGCTGGCTCGACAATCGCCGCGGCCATCCGTTTGCCGGGCGGGATCGTAGACTTATTGAGAGTTGCTGACATCGCTGACGCGGCTCTGCGTACCGAGAAGATGGCCCCGATTCGTAAGAAGCTGGCTGACCTTTCGGGCCAGGAAGTTGACGTAGCGTCCGCTCGTCGCGCCATCGATAATCTTGCACGAGCAATGGGGGACAAGTTCGGCGGTGTCATTGACCGGTTCTTCGGCGGGTCAAAATACAGATTCGAAGTGAACCCGATCATGGACGCAGCTCCAGGCGGCCTTGTCTACGGCGGTAACTACTACAGTTTTGTGGACTTGCGCCAAATTTTCTTAGAAGAAGGTATCTACAGCACCGCGTACAAAGAGATCAAGGCGTACCTCGGTGACAACCCTTCACCTCTCTCAATCCGCAGCGACTTGTTCAGGTTGGCGAAAGACCCGGAAAGCGGGATTACGATGCAGGCCGTACAAGAAGTTGAGTCTATCGTAGAAGCGACACGTACCTTATTTGGCAAGACCGTGGTACGAACTGTTGACGAACTCTTCCTACACGGGGCGAGAGTCGCGGATGCTTGGGGTGAAACTGAGCGAACCGGGAGCGCTGTGTCGCTAATGGAGCAAGGGTTCTCTCCGCGAGAAGCGGCGCGGCTTACGGTCACTTCCCTGTACGACTACCGCGGCAGCATGACGAAAGGGGATCATGCAATAGCGTACAAGTTAATCATGCCGTTTTGGTCCTTCAGGAAGAACGCAAACAATCAGGTCATCAACCTTCTGGGCAGCACTCGCGGAACCTACATCCTCGGTGTCCTCCGTCGTGCCAGTATATACGGCGCAGAGACGCTCACTGACGTCTTGTTTGAGACGATCATAGCGCCCTACGGTGTCCAGCCGACCGCTTTGGACAATGATCAATCCGCCTTCTACTACGGTTTACGTGACATTATCGAGAACGGTCTCGGTGACGAGGTAAGTGACGAAGACTTAGGGCGCTATCGCGAGTCTTTGCCCCAGGATAAGCGCGGTATCTCCCGCGAAGCTCTCTTAGATTACGATTTCGCCGGTTGGACTATACGAAACGGGTACAACGGGTACTCGCGTGTCCCCGAACGGGTTCAAGCTGCGGTGAGGGGCATGCTGCTTGCGCGTTTCGACGTCGGCAAAGTGGGCGCCGATTACGTCACCTTGAAGAAGGGCCTGGTGAACCACCAACTGCTGCAGCAGTATGTGCAAGAAGGGCTACAGGGTGCTGTGATTAGTGAGGCGGATCGTTCTGGCTTACCGTCGTGGATGAGCTTGAAACCCACTATCTCCGTACCGCTGCCAGTGATGACCGAAAGCGCAAAAGCAACGGTGGCGGCGGGCGGCGCGGCGGCGGTTCACTTGATTTTGCCTGACAGCTTTGCCATCGCGTCGATGAGCCAGGGTGCGGCTATGATCATGACCGCGGTTGCGATAGCGGACCAGGCCAAAATCCGGCTTTTCGACGACGAAGGCGTAGAAGTCGATCTGATGCAGCTAGCAGAGAACTCGCTACGTTCTTTAGTCGACATCGACCAGACGTCAATCGGCGTTGAGTTCATTGAAAGTGCGCGGGAAGCACTCGCAGAGGGCGGCGGTCGTCCTGTCCGACTTCATCCGCTTGTTGCTCGATCATTATCTCCAGGCGTGGTCTACCCCTATGCCGGCGACCAAACTGGCCCGGTGCATGCCATTGACAGCGCGGTGAAGAGGTCTGCTGTTGCTGTCGGAAAGGCGCTTGATCCGGTGGCGTGGGTGCCTGGGTATGAGCAGGATCTCGACATGACGAAGACGGTCCCGGCGCCCCTACGTGTCGTCTTGGACCGAAACCGCAAGCGCGTCGT